ACGAACTATTGAAATGGTTTAAAGAAGATGAAATGCACATTTTTTTTGATGACTTCTGTTTATATCAAGATTTAGACCCAGAATTAATGTCAATTTGGGCTAATCAACATGATAGATTTTCTCAAGTGTTAAAAACTGCAAAGAAATGGCAAGAATCTAGATTAAGAAATGGTGTACTTACTAAAGGTTATAATAACGGAATGGCTACTTTAGTATTAACTAATCATCATGGTTATTTAAGCTCTAAGACGGAAAGCAAAGTCACACAGAAAACGACCATAGAGGCTGTTTTAAGCGAGATTTCAGGCACAACCGAGAAACTGGTAAGTGATGAGTGATGACTATAACAAGCTTAAAAGCTATCTATCTAATCCTTTTTGGCGTATTAGCCATCTATATCACATACAAAATAAATCAGGGCGCAAGATAGTATTTAAGCCCAACTGGGCACAGCAAGAGCTATTTGACAATGCTTGGTATTGCAATATCATATTAAAGGCTCGTCAAATTGGTATTAGCACGTATATTTGCATGCTATTTCTTGATCGATGCTTGTTCAACCCTAACAAATCCGCTGGTATCATTGCTCATACTGTCGATGATGCACAACAACTATTTAGAAAGATAAAGTTTGCTTATGACAACCTCCCAATATGGCTCAAATCGGAAATTACCTGCGATAATGATACCGCTCAAATGCTCAAATTTTCAAATGGTTCTAGTCTTCGCGTTGGAACTTCACTACGTTCATCTACATTCCAATATCTTCATATTTCCGAATTTGGAAAAATATGTGCAAAATACCCTGATAAGGCAGAGGAAATCATTACGGGATCTCTTAACACGGTGGCACCAGGACAATATATATTCATCGAATCGACTGCGGAAGGACGTGAGGGTTATTTTTTTGATATGTGCCGTCGCGCTCAACAAAACACAAATAAACTTACACAATTAGACTTTAAATTCCATTTCTTTACATGGTGGCGTGATCCTGATTATAGAATAGGCTCTGTGATATCTTTCGACGATCAAATGTCAGACTATTTCTTACATTTAAAAGGATTAGGATTTGAACTCGATGATGAGCAAAAATGGTGGTATGCAAAGAAAAACGAGACGCAATCCGAGAATATGCGTCGGGAATATCCAAGCACTCCAGAAGAGGCCTGGGAGCAATCTACTCAAGGAATGTATTACGCTAAGCAAATCACACTGGCACGAGTGGAAAAAAGAATTGGAAATATTCCTTATGATGAGGCATTGCCAGTACACACAGCGTGGGATTTGGGCTTTAATGATTTCACCGCAATATGGTTCTTTCAAGCTTACGGCAAAGAAATAAGATTAATCGACTATATGGAAGGCGATGGAGAATCATTAGCTGCATGGATTGGTAAAGTACTAAATAAACCATACGTTTATGATAAGCATTTAGCCCCTCACGATATTATGGTGCGAGAATATAGCACGGGATACTCAAGACAAATGACAGCGCAAAAGCTTGGAATTGCATTTATTCCAGGTGCTAAAGCTGATATAATCCCTGGTATTGATAGTGCGCGTGGTATCTTAAATAGATGTTGGTTTGATGAAAACAAATGTAGTCTGGGAATTAAATGCTTAGAGAATTATCGCAAAGACTGGAACGAAACATTAGGAACATGGCGCAATCAGCCTCGACATGATCAATACTCGCATGGTGCTGACGCATTTAGAACTCTTGCAACTGGACTGCATTTTGTAACTAATCAAAGTACACAACAAAAACACAATCCACATCAATATCAAGCTAATCGATTCTCACAATTTTAAGATAATAAAGAGTTGACATGTAAGAAGATAGAATTTGAAAAAATATTATTCTTGAATATCAGACATTTTTTCTGTTAATATTGTGATACAAAAGCGTCGTTTTGCTTTTCAGCCACGAAATTGCTACCAACAATTCGTGGCATTTTTGTATCTTCGATTTTCAATTTTTCTCCTCTTACCTGGCCTATCATGACAAATAAAAGTCACACATTTTATTGAGTTACCAGAATGCCCCGAGGAGTATTGATATAATAAAACCTTTAATGTTATGTTTACCTTTTCTATGAGGTAAATAATGTCTTTATATCTTGCCCCTTGGAACGAGGAATTAGAGCCAACCTCTGGTAATGTGCGTATATGGCTTGATAGTATTTATAGTAAGTTTCAGCCAATCGAACAAAGCCGATGGAATCAGGCCAATATCGACACTCTATTCTATGCTGGTAATCAGAGTTTCATAAACCGAAACTTTACGTTCAGCCCTGGAATTAGCCCACAACAATATTATTTCAATCTTGTCCAGCAGCCTGTAAACATGGTGACAGGTCGTCAAAGACAAAGGCGCAAACAGATTCTTTATCAGCCGACAGAAGGCTCGGATGGTCAGACTACAGATCAATACACAAAACTAATATCTGAAGTATGCCAAAAGGGAGGAGTACATGAAACATTTAGTAAATCATGTGAATTATCAGCCGTTGCTGGTTTAAATCTATTACAGCCTTATCTTGACTTCACAGGCGATGATCCTGCTCAGGGTCAAATGAAGGTTAAAGTTTGGGAATATAACAGTTTTCTTGTTGATCCATATTTTAGACAACCTGATATGTCGGATGCTCAGTTCGTTTGGTGTCAGGAATATATATCAAAACATGAAGCATTAGAGAGATTTCCAGGTAAAATTGATGTTGTAGGGCCTATGTACGGCACACCTCAGCGTTATGGACAATTCTACTTCTTACCTGAAAACTATAACATGGCTCGCAATGACTTAATGGTATTGAGTTATGTTTGGTATAAATGGAAAAAGAAGAAAAAAAGGCTTTACAGCCATTCTAGAAATCAATTCTTTGACTTTGCAAGTGAAGAGAATCTAGAACAAATTCTTTATCATGTTGATGATATGGAAGTTGTAACTGTTGATTCGCCTTGCTGGAAAGTAGTTGTAGTTCTAAATGAAACCATGATGTTCCACGGAGAAAATCCACTATGGGATGGTTCGGATTGCCCATTCATTCCAAACTATTGGAACTATGAACCGCATATGAATCAGTTTGATATTCGTTCGCGTTCATTAGTATTTCCTATGCGGTCGCCCCAATTCCTATTTAATTATAAAGTAATCCAAAATAACGATATCGCTGCTGCTACAATTAACGCAGGATGGAAGCGAAAAGTTGGTGCTGTAGCAAACGAAGACAATCTCAAGAAGTCTGGGCAAGGCTGGGATATCATCATTAATCCTGGTTTTGAATTAACAGACTGTGAAAAGATTATTCCTAGTGCTGTTCCTGAATCTGATTTAGCTTTAGCACAGCAGATGGATGATCTAATCTGGAAAGTAGCTGGTGTTAATATTGAAAACTGGTCTGGTCAAAACGATAAGCAGATATCTAGCCTTACAATGCTCTTAAAGCAAGATGCTAATCTTATGGTGTTCCAGAAATACTTTGATCAATGGGATCAGGCATTGAAATTGCTTGGCGAGAGAATGCTACAGATTGCAATCAAGAATTGGAATGCTGCAAGAGTACAGACAATGATTGGAGAAGACCCCTCACCTTTCTTTTACAGCAGGCTTTTTGCTAAATATAAAACTGTTGTTGAAGAAGGGGAACTAACTCCGACACAATCGAACCTTCAAGCTTCGCAAATGATGGATATAAATGCAGCATTCCAACGAGAAGTGTTCCCACCATCTATGATTATTCCTAAGATGAATATCACAGGTAAGGGCGAAATTGTTCCATATCTACAACAGCAAGAGCAACAACAAGCTGCTGCTCAAAATGAGATGATGAATATTCAGCATACTGTTGAAGAAATGAAGCTTAAAGAACTAATGGCTAAGATTCACAATCAGCTCTCACAAGCTCGTGAAAGGGATTCTAGATCTGCTTCTAACGCTGGCCTCTTTGAAGAAAGAATTAGTGAAATTAGTAAGAACCATGCTATTTCAACACGCGAGAAGATGGATGCTCTTACTAAAATGCTCGAAGCTATCCAGAAATTCGGAGAAGTAGAGACATTCTTGCAAGCAAATAACTTAGAATCAATCAAATGGGATGAAGAAGAGACAGAGAAAAAAGCTAGAACTGACATTGAAAGGTCCCAATTATCTAAGAATTTTGTAGAGCAATTGATGCAAAGTCAGCCAATGAGACCGCAACAGCAACAAAATCCTATGGCTATGAATGGCAGATAATCTAAAATAGTGCTATAAAGAAATAAATAGAAGGCCATAATGGCCTAAACAAACATGGAGAAAATATATGTCACATGGACGTAGAATTGATGATCATTCATTCTGGGCTGGCAAGAAAGGCAAAGACTCAGTATTTCCTGATGGTCCTCATAGATGCAAAGAAGAGTCTAGCGCAGAAGGCGTAGGAATGGTAGAACAATATGAGGATACAACAGAAGGTATCCGAAGAGTTCAAGAGATGCAAAAGCAAAAAGTGAACTCTAATAAAATGAAACCTGGCCATCGTCAATAATTGCGTGTGTATAGCACAACGGGATGCAACGGGGCCAGTGAAATAATCTGTACCTACTCCGTCAAGATTCGGGTTCAATTCCTGATGCACACGTTTTTTTAAAAGGAGATTTATGTTCGAGAAACCTTTTTCGATCAAAAATAAAAACAAAAAAGTCAGTCCTTACACTGATTTCAAGCAAGATGACTATGATAAACGCTCTAGTTGCTTTGTGAATGTAGGTGTTAAGCATGGCTCAGGTAAGCCGCAACCTATTGGTAATATGGGAAAACCCAAAAGAGAAGTACCTGCATTACCTAAAAATGGTGTTCACGTCATAGATTTAAAGGTTGAATAATGAAAAAATCAGTGAAGAAAGTTCGTGAATGGCATGCTCCATCAGGCCAAAACCATTATGGCTCATATATGGGTAAAGGCATTAAGAATAAGACTGGCACAATGAAAATGGAATCATTTACAGAACTAGGACCTAAAGGGAAAAAAGGAAAACCGCCT